TGAGCATCAAAAACTATTGGATGATTAGAAATAAAGAAGTATCCTTCTGGCACTTTTCCATATGAAGGTAAGTCTTCTATTCTTATTACATGTATTGCTTTTTTAAACACTTCTGAGTGTATAAAACTTGTTGGTTTAAGTGTCCATGTTTCAAATTTTATTGGTATTTTTGATGTTGGGTTCATTATTTCTTTTACTATGCCTATATCTGTTTCTGATAGATGTTCAAATTCTCCTATTATATATCCTCTATCCCATAGGCAAAAAGTTGTTTTTTCTCCTATATATACTGGTATTAATTCTTCTTTTTTTACTACTACTTTTGTCATGTTTTGATATTCTTTTTTATATATTTAAACATTACGATTACTTTTAGCTAATTTTAACAGACAAATTTAAGTAAGATTAAAAGAAAAAAGAACATATGAGCGAATATAAATATTATGAGGATGAATATGAACCTTATGCAACGGTGTTAAGTCAAAGAATGAATCAGACATGGTATTATGACCAAGGAAGACCAAAGAATGAAGGGAAATTATTATTATTACCAAAAAAGTTTATACGTTTTACAGAGGCAAGAAAAGACAATATATTAAAATATGAAGAAGCAATGGATACAGTAGGAATAGTCATGGCTTGTCTAGATTTAAAGGCAAGTATGACTGTGGCATATGGTTACACATTCGGTTTTGATAATGAGGAAAAGTTAGAAGATAGGCAAAAAGAAAAGTTGAAGTTTTTAAAATTATGGAGTAGGTATGTGGGTTTAAGCACATTAATGGAAAAGATAGCTTTGTGTATAGAGGGATTAGGAGATGCTTTTGTAGAAAAGATTTATGATGATAATAGTTATGACGAGGGGGGTTGGGGAATAAAAAAATTGAAACTTATTCATCCTCATACAGTTGAAATAGAAAGAGATAGGTGGGGTAATCCAGTAAAATATGTGCAAGATGTATCAAAAATAGAACATGTACAAGGCTCATATTTTGTTCCAAGAACGAGTGGAAGAAGTAGAGGAAAAGGGAGTAAAGAAGAAGATGAGTGGCTTATTAAAGTTCCAGCAGAACATGTAGTTCATTTTAAAAGAAGAGATTATACTGGTGGGGCTTATGGTAGGTCATTAATGAGACCTATAAGGACTTCTATTAACATTTTACTTGGTGCGGAAAGTGATACTGCTGATATAATTAGGACTATGGCTAGACCATTAACTGTTTGGTACATGGGAGATGCTGATAATCCTATGCCTAGAAAACATATGGAAGGAATAGCTGATGCTATTTCTCAAGGGTTGTCTATGGGTTCTGATATAGCAGTAGATGGAAGAGTTAAAGCAGAAGTTATTTCTGGTGGAGATAAAGTAATGGATACTGATTGGTTTATGGAATATCAAATAAGAACTATTTCTACGTCTTTGGGTGTTCCAGCTACTATTTTAGGTTTAGTTCCTTCTACTTCTGGGCAAACAGATGAAATAACAGAAGAATATTTTAGAAGAAGAGTAATGGTTCTACAAAATTATATAGGAGATACATTTACTAATCAAGTATTTAGAGATATCTTTCTTTTTCATCCAAATGATTTGAAAACTGACAGAGGGAGAAAAGAGGTACATAATATTACTCCTAGACAATATGCTGAAATACCTTTCATTAGATATAATGCTATTGAGAATATACCTAATAGAAGATTAAGGGTAAGAGAAGAACTTATTGCTGGTACTTTGACTTTGAGTGAAGCTAGACAAGAATTTGGCAGACCAGCTTTTTATGATGAAGATGATTTACATCCTCAACTTCGTCAATTTGTTGCTCAAGCAAAAAATTTGGATAAATCTACAGAGAATATGGATAGGGAATTAGATATACAAGAAAAAAGTTTAGAAGTTCAGAAAGAGACAGCCAGAATGAGTGCTAACTCTAATTCTGGAACTAGAAACACTAATACTAAAACTCAATCTCATCAATCCGAAAAGACTAAACCTCGTATGAAAAAGTAGTTTATCGACAAAACCTTTCCTTCTTCTTTTTGATGCTGTTTTAGAACTAACTGTTAGATTTTGTGGGTTACACCGCTTCTAGTTGAACATGTTTATATATTTTTCAGTATTGATAAATATTATGGGGTATAACGAAGATACTCATATATTACAACAATATTTACCATTGTCTAAATATGATGATGATGATATTGTAGAAAAATATGATATAAAAGGATTGCCAGTAAAGGGGATAGCAGTATCTAACCAGACTAATATGTTTGGAATAAGATGGCTAGACCAAGCTTTAGCTAGTTACTCCAAGTCATTAAAAGGAAAAGAGATAGTTCTCAATCATCATTTTGATGACGTAACAAAGGTTGTAGGCAAAATAAAAGATGCTTACTTTAATCAAGGAGTAATTGAGTACGTAGGAGACATAGACAAAGAAGACCCTAGTAAAATTGCACATAAGATAGAACAAGGATACATAAGTAATACTTCAGTTAGAGCATTGTTGAAAGATTTCAGATGTAGTATCTGTGGAGAAACAATAGGAAATTGTGTTCATAGAATAAATCAGACTTATAAGGGACAAACATGTGAAGGATTAATTTATGATGCTGAAGCTGTGCATCTTGGTATAGTAGTAAAAGGTGCTGACCCCAATGCCACTATTGGAGTGGCTCAAAGTGTATCAGAATTAGAACAATATAATTCTAACAATTATATGGTTCTGGTACAGTCGATTAATGATTCTAAACAAAAGAGAATCATGGAACAACAATATAAAGAGATGAAAATAATGAGCGAAAACGCTGAAAAGAACCTAATAGAAGAGTATAAAAAACAAATAGAGGAATTAAAAGCCTTTAAGGAATCTATTATGCCTACGCTTGAACAAATGAAGAAAACAGCACAAGAGAACGAGAAATACAAGGAAATGCTTGAACAGATGGCTAAAGAGAAAAAAGCTAATCTAATAGACCAGATTTGTGCTATAACAAAAGAAGAACCTAAGACTTATGCTGACAAAGATGTAAAAGTACTTGAACAAGTATATAGCACTGTAAAGGTGTTAGAAGATAAATCTCCTAAAACTAAAACTAATACTCTTGAACAAAATACGGAAATTGAACAGTCCAATGGAAGATTTGTAACTGGCGATGCTAAAAGAACTAAAGCTGAAGAGGAAAGAGAAAAAATAATTACTGGTATTGGTAGAATACTAAATCTCAGTTGGACAAGGAATGCTAGAGATGAGATATCTCTAAAAGATAGAAATGAAGTAGCTAAAATATTGACTCAGTCAGCTTTCAGTGATGGAGGAAGTGATTTATAATGCCAAAATTCAAATATCCTTATAGAGGTGGATTATATTATGCACCAAAGAATGTAAAGATGGCGGCTGTAGCTAGTGGAAGTACCAATTGGGGTGCTGGAACAGTCATTGTTCAAACTGGTCAAGTCAATTCTACACAATATTACGGAAGCGATTACGGAGAAGCATTAATGCCAGAAGCAGATATTCTTTCTGCGGCTGATGTAGCTGCAAGTGGAGTTATACTTGGTAGTGGAGCTACTGATTATAAGATTTTAGGAGTTGCTACAAGAAAAGCTATCCCTCAATTTAATGTGTGGGGTAATGCTTTAAACATTTACGATTCTTGGTCTGGAAGTTCTACACTTGAAAATCAAAACATTGGAACATATGTTACTAATGAAGTTATCTGGGTATGCTATAGTGGTACCGCTCCTACAGTTGGTGGATACGTAACACTTTCATCTGGGACAGATGGATATGTAGAAGCTTGTGGAGCTGTGGGAAGTGATACTGGTCCAGATAGGGCTCTTGTCATTGGACAAGTAATCGGAATTTCTAGTGGCTCACTAGGTCCAGATTTGATAGGTGATTCCAATATACCCGTTGTATTGGTTGACTTATCCAAGAAGAGAGGTTGGTAAAAATGATGATAAACAAACCTACTATAAATCAAAACTATTCTAGCTTTAGAACTGCTGAATATGTAAAATTTGCTGACACATATGTAGAAACACCACGAAACATGCAACAGTTTATTGGTTTGCTTAACCAATATATAACGAGAGAAGACATGATAATGTTTATAGGAGAAGCTATCAATAGGCAAGCTTGGGAAGAATATATACCCGACCTAGTTGCCGCTGGATTAGTAGATACTATAAATGTTAATGCTCCCGTGGTTTCTTACACTTTTGAGATAGGATTTGATGCTGTTCCTTTGACTGAAGGAGCTGAAATCCCAGTTGCTAAATCTAGCTACGGTAAAGTTAGAACTGAAATAACAAAATTCGGTATAGGCATAGTTATTACTAATGAGACAATTGAAGATGTTCAATCCTTTGATATAACTTCTCGTCAAATAAGACTAGCTTTAGATGCTTGTAGAAGATATGAAGACCAATTAATCATGAAGACACTTATTAATGGTCCTTCTGATGGAACAACTAACTGGAAAACTGGTCAAGTGGTACCCAGTCATATTCTGGATGCCAATGACAGTGATTGGTCTAATTATAATAGTTCTAGTGGAACACTTGATTGGGTAAAAATCCAAGTTATGCTTTCGATTGGAAAATCTGAAGATATTCCTTATGAGACGATGGTTATCCATCCTTATGTCTTTACTTACTTACTTATGATGGATGAATTCAAATCATCTAATGTTTGGCAAGTTCTTCCACCAGACCAACAAGAGACTTTGAGACGTGGAAACATGTATCCTATTGCTGGTTTGGACATTGTCGTTACTCCTTGGATGGATACTGACAAAGCTTTATTCTTGAATAAAAGTAAATATGCTGTTAGATTTATGAGGAGACCAGTCTCTGTTGATAGAGAAAGTCTTATTTCTCATGATAGTATAGCTATTTATATGACTTCAAGAATGGGAGTTGGAATTGTCAATCCAGATGCGGCGGCTAGATTAGATAACTTGACTGGTATTAACCCATCTAGCTTTACGGGCTAAAATTAATTCCTTTTTTCTTTTTTTTATTTATTTTTTACATCTTCTAATCGTCATCTTCTCTTATTTTTCCCCATTTATTATATACACAGTCATATTTACAGAAGTCTGCTTCATCTTCTATTTGGTTTAAACTAATCTTCAATGTGAGTATTCTTATCTTTCTTTTTAATATAAGTTTATTCAACAGTCTCTTGAAAAAAGTAGAGGTCATTTTTTCAATCTCATCTTTATTGTCATCAATCCAACAATTGTTTAACATGCATCTACAGTCTTCCCAACCAGCTTTAATTTTTATCACCATCTTTTTTTTCTTCTTTTATTTTATAATAAAAGAGTTGTTTATTCTTATTTTTTAATTTGTTATTTTCTATTTTAAAAAGAGGTTTAGAGATATATATCTCATATTTTTCTTTGTTTTTACACTCTTTTGTTTCCATGTTTATATCCTCTTTTCTTATTTATCTCTAGTTTTTTTACTATTTCTTCTCCTATATTTATATTCAATCCAGTTGTTAGGTCTAATAATCTAATCATTGTATCTGCTATTTCTTCTTTGAAGTTTTCAAAGTCATAATTTCTGTATGCTTCTAGAGCTTCTGATAACTCTGATACACATAACATCAATTTCGTTGGAATAAAGTTTTCTAACTTATTCCACGCATTTTCTGGAAAAATCCATCCATTTTTATCATTTATTTTTCTTATTTCTTCTTCTATTTTTTCTAGTTCCATTTTTACCTACCTTTATATATTTTTACAGTTTTTAAATGTTTTTGTTCTAATTAAATATATTCAATGTAAGTATGTGTTATTGTAAAATTATGAGTAAAACAACTTTCAATAAAGGATAAGTACATAATAAAAGTATAAGGTATAGAAACAATTAATATCAAGGGTTTTAACATTATAGCCAACCAGATATTGAAAGCAATAATCATTAAAAATAGAATAGGTAAAATAACTAAAAATGCTTTTTCGTTTGCAGAAAATTGTTCTTTATTTTTCTTTTTATTTTTTAACCATGTTATTAAACTAATCATTTTAATCTCCTAAATTTAATTGTTTAATGACGTCTCTATAAATTCTTTCCAGTTATCAATGAACTTATCAATAGGAAGGTGTTTATCAATAGTCTGTAAAGCATTTTCTCCTATTTGTTGTAATTCTTTTTTGGGTATTTTATCGTTTTTTAAATTATCATTCATTTTTATTAACTCTTGAGGAGTATTCACAAAAAATGCATTTTTACCATTTTCGAGTAATGAGGAATTATACTTAAAAGTTCTAGGTCTGGAAATAATTACTATGTTTTTAGATGCCATTGTTTCTCCTACAACAAAACTTCTGGCTTTTATACTTGATGGTTGAAAAATAGCCATATAAGAAGCAATCATGGATTTGTAGGTCTTATAATCAACTAATTTAGTGTTTTTGTATATTTGTTCTAGTGCTTTGTTTTTACCTATAACTTTTATGTTTAGTTGTTTAATCGTTGGAAACCACTTGTATCCAGTTATATAATTACCTATTTCTTTGAACCTATTTACTGGAGTAAGTATTTCTTTTATTGGTTCTTGGTCATAGTTTCTTTTTTCAAATTCTTTTATATCGTGTCCTTCTGGAATGACTATATCTATATCTCTTTTGTAGTTATTACTTGTACAGATAGCTATTGGTTTATTACCCAATCTTGTTATTATATCATTTGTAACTGGTCCAATAAAATGCCAACTGAAAAGTTTTGGTATTGTTGTTATATGACTGAAATGTTTTATGTGTTCTGCTGTTTGTAACATTATTAAGTCGAATTTCTCTTGGTTGCTTACAAATTCTGTAATAGAAATAAGTTTAGCATTTTCTGGTAAATCTCTAGATGTTACTATATTATCTACCCATCTATGTTTCACGTTTTTTCCATAGTCATTTATTATATAGAACTCGTGTCCAGTTCTAAACAATCTTGTTTGATAAGGTCTATGAAAAGGAAAGCAAATTATTTTATATTTTGTCATTGTTATAATATAAACTAATACCTTTAAATATTTTTGTGTGATTAAACTATTAACCGACATGTTTTTGTATTCTTAAAAAAATAGTTAGTATAATGACCTTTATTACTTCTGGTTCAAACTCACATGTAACAAATGTAAGAAATATGTTGACATCTGTAGGAATAATACAAACATTAACATCGGAAAATGAGAGGGCACACGTTTATTCTGGAACAGAGCAATATTATGTATTTGCAAGAAACACACCAATAAAAGATGTTGCTGGGGTGTGGTTAGAGAGCGACCCTTGGCATTCTGGAACAAATTTGTATAATACTAGTAGTGGTTCATATTTCAATTCAATGGAAGGAGAAATATATTTATCCTCTGGAGCGTCAGTATCTTCTGGAGACATAGTGTGGATAACTTATGCACACTGGAATGGTTTAACAGATAATAATTTAAATATAATAATAGACCAAAGAAAAGTATGGTTGAATGCGGAATTTCATGGAAATGATACAGCAAATTATTGGGATTACAATATAAATTCAACAAATGGTGTAGAACAATTAGCTATTTTCACAGTATATGTTCATGCGATAAGAGATGCGATAGTTCAAATGAACAATAGCAATGCGATACAAGGTGGTTTCAGTTATGAAGTAGGACAATTAAAAGTACAAACCAAGTTGTGGGGGGAGGGAATGAGTATGGAAGCATTGTTTAATGAGTACGAAAGAAATTGCAAACAGATGATGAACACATTAAAACTGGTTTATGATGGCGCTCCTTGTGTGATAATAAATAGAAGTACTTATTCCATTCCATATGCAGAAAGGGTTTTCCCAGCTAACAAGGGAGAAAGAATAGTAGATTTAGGAGAAGCAATGATTTATTCATATGGAGATAGGGTTATAATATTTAATAATTAGTAAGTAAGGTGATTAATAAAATGGAATGTCCAATATGTAATGGAGAAATGAGGAAGATTAAGACTAAAGAACATATTCATTTAGGACAAGTAGATTATTATTATACGTTTAAGTGTATAGAATGTGGATTTATAATCTCTACTATGAATTCAGAACCTATAGTAGATAGCTATACAATTATAGACCAAGAATATGATTATTTGGCTGGTACTGGAAGTGCATGTTTATGCACTAATTATGATAATATGGGAAATGAGTAATTATGTCTCAACATAGACAATTAAGTATAGGTAGTCCTACTACTCCTATTGTAGATGATAGAGAATTTAGGTTTATTATGGCACAATTTCCTAGTTGGGCAAGATTATTGAGTAAAAAAGAAGCAACCAGATGTTCTTGTTGGGATGAAATGACTGGAAATAGAAATCCTTATTGTACTATTTGTGATGATGGATGGGTATATGATAATTATGATGATAGACCTATTCAGTGTATAATGGAATCTTTTGCTCCTCATGGAAGAAGTGGAAATGCAGATTTTGTTTCTGAAGCTGGAAGATTACAAAGATATGATTATCTCATGTATACTTATGGTTATGAATGGGGAAAAATAGTTGTTGGGGACACTATAATTTTTCCTATTGACCATCCTCAACAACAGATGGAATTTGGAGTGGTAAATGTTATTCCTCATTTTGGAACTCATGGAAATGTTATATATATTACTTGCATGTTATGGAAAAAAGATGTTCCACAGAATATTTCTTTACCTTCTACTCCTCAGATTTAAACTCTTCTAATATCATTTTTCTGTTGGCTACAACATAACATTCTGAACAATAATATTTTGGATATAGGGATACACTTGTCATATTTATTTCTGACTCTCTTATGTTTGTTGTTTTTGATGTAAAAGATATATTACCTTTTGTAACATAAAGTATTCTTATATTTTTTTCATCTAGTTCTTTATTACACATGTTACATCTCAAATTACAAGTTTTTGTTACATAATCCATAATTAACAACTTTATTTACGATATAAAAATTATTCGATAATTATAAAACCATTAGAAACATTTAAATTATATAAAAATAATGAGTTATATATGACAGATAAAGTAGATAACAAAAATAAGAGAATAAAAAAAGAAGTAAAACCAGTGGCTATTTTTGGTTCGGATAGTCCTTATTATCCAACGGGATTTGCTAATCAGTGTGGAAAGATAGCTGAAATAGCATCTACAAAGATGAAATGGGATGTACATTATCTGGGTTGGCAAACAAGAGGAAACCCAGAAATAAAAGGTTATCCGTATAAAATTCATGGAGTAAAAGGAAGAGCACCATTTGGAAAAGATAGTTATGAGTCGCTTTTTCAAATGACTAATCCAGAAGTAGTATTTACTCAAGGTGATGCTCATATGGTGGATACGTTAGGAGTTATACCCAGACCTTTCTGGTTATGGTATTTTCCAATAGATGGACATCCAATAAATAGGTTAATAGCTGATACATTAAAGAAAGCTGATGTAAGAATAGCGATGAGTAAATATGGAAGAGAACTAGTGAGATTACAATTAAATTTGGATAGTGAGTATGTTCCTCATGGAGTAGATACGAGAGTTTTTAGCCCAGCAAATAAAATAGAGTGTAGAAAAGCTTTTTTTGATATGTATGGAATAGGAATAAATAGTTGTGATTTGGAAGAAATGTTTATCTTTGGTTCGGTGGCGAGACTTAATTTGAGAAAACATCATATCAGACTTTTGGCAGCTTTTAAAAAGTTTCTTGAGACTGGGGCAACAAAAGAAGATATAGAAGAAAAACAAAGAACATGTTTTCTATATCTTCATTTAGACCCCAAAGACCCTCTTTTTGTTCCAGATTTGAACCACGATTATTTGTTTATGGAATGGATAGATACTCTAGGTTTAAACAACAATATTATTATTACTCCTCAAAGAAAAAGAGGTGGAGCAACTTATGATTTTATAGAGGGTATTCCTACACAAGATTTGGCTTTATTGTATAACTCTTTTGATGTTCATGTTTTATCTACTGGAGGAGAAGGTTTTGGTATCCCAATTGTGGAAGGAATGTCATGCGGATTACCTACGATAGTAACAGACTATACTACTACAAGAGAGTTAATAGCCGCAGATGAAGAAGGAAAAATATTAGATTTGAAAGAAGCAAGAGGAATGGCTGTACCTTTTTCTAGATTATATTTAGAACATTCTGGAGTAAATAAAGCATGGGTAGATATAGATGCTTTGGCTATGTCTATGGAAACGTATTATAAAAATAGAGGATTAATAGATGAACAAAAGAAGAATGCTAGAGAATGGGCAGTGAAACATTATGACTGGAAGGTAGTGGAAAAAATGTGGATAGATATATTTGAAAAAGTAAATAATAGAGTGGGGTTGGTTTAAATGACAGCAGATGTAAAAATAGAGACTAGTGTTTTTGCTCCATCTGGATACTCATTTGTAGCAAGAAAATTGTTATTAGAATTAGATAAGTTAGGTCTAGATATTCATTTAGTAGATAAACATGTAGATAAAATGAGATTAAATATCTCAGAAGAAGAGATGGAGATATTTACTAATATGTTGGAGAATACTTCAACCAAGAATGTTCCATTGTTAAGGTATGGAACACCAGTTGTTTTTAACACTCCACCTACGCATAAAAGAAATATTTTAAAATTTGTTTGGGAAAATGATAGGCTTCCACCCTTATGGAAACAATTAATACAAGTATATGATGAATATATAACTATAAATGATTTCGTAAAAGAAATGATTGAAGAAGCAGTAGGAAAAGGTACCAAACCTATACATATAGTTCCTCATGGAGTGGATACAAATGTTTTTTATCCAGATGAACCAATGTTGAAAAAAGATGACAAGGATAGGTTTGTTTTTCTTTCTTTAGGTCAATGGATAATACGTAAAGGTTTTAAGGAATTATTAATGGCTTACTTTAGCGAATTTACTGGAAATGACCAAGTAAATCTAATAATCAAAACTTATGGTATGGATAACAGTTTTTCTACTATGGTAGATATACAAAACAGTATAAAGAGATTAAGTTATAATATGGGTCTAAAAAATCCTCCACATATAATGGTTATAGGACAAATGTTTAATCAAGAAGGGTTACGCAAATTATATAATAGTGCTGATTGTTTTGTTTTACCAAGCAAAGGAGAAAGTTGGTGTTTACCTTACATGCAAAGTATGGCATGTGGGGTACCAGCTATAGCTCAAGAGTATGGAGGACATTTAACTTATATGAACAGAAAAAATTCTTTATTAGTTAAACCAGAAAAGATGGAAATAAGTAATGGAGATGGATGGTATTCTCCTCTTAATGGTTTGAAATGGGCTATACCTTCTGTTGATAACTTAAGAAAAGTTATGAGATACGCTTATGAACATCCAGACATATGTAAAGAGTTAGGAGAAAGAGCTAGGAAAGATGTCCAACAATGGTCTTGGGAAAAGGCTGGAAAGAAACTATACGATGTTATAGTTAATGAGGAAAAAGAGGAGAAAAAATAATGTCTAATAATAAAGAGTGGGATAAACCAATTGTTAATATATGTCCTAACTATCTCATTAATTACTTTAGACAGAATAATATTATTATTCTTGATGAAGAAAAATTTGTTAGCGAGTTGATTAGTAGATGTAACATTCTTACTTGGGAATTAGCGAAGAATATTGTTATAGAACAACATAATAGTAGAGTTACTTATACGATTAACAAGGTAAAAATGGAAAGCAATGAACAAAAGAAAAATATAACTCGACTTGTAGATACACTCATTAACAAGAAAGATAATGTTATAGTCAAAAAGTATGACGTTACCGATGAAAGATAAAATAAAAATAATGTAAAAACATTTATTTATTATCCTTTTCATTTTTTAATTATGATTATTAAGTTGAAGTTTAAATATTCTCCTAAATCTGTGAGATATTTAAAACGTGGTATGAAATTTGCATCTAATTATATAAGTAGAGGAATAGCTAAAGAGATGTATGATGTAGTAAGTAATGCTTATTCTTTATATAATTTTCTTCCAAGAAAACCAGATACGGAAAGTAAATATTTATTACAAGGATATGATTACGACCCAGATGCGATGAAGAAAACTGGAGATAGTCTTCGGGCTATTAGAGATATTATGATTGGAAAAAATACTGATATGGCTGATATAAAGTTTGGTTCTACTATGAGTGATGAATTAGTAGGAAAATTAGATAGTGAATTTATTTTTATAGGAGAACACTTAAACTATTGGAATACTGAAGGATTTGGAAGACCAATAGAAAAAACTACATATGAAAATGTTTTGTCTAAAAGAAGAAAAATAGTTATAGATGCTTTGGAGAAAGCTTTTAGTGTAAAAACTATTCCGAGAGGATATGATAAATATGTCTTATGATAGTTATAGTGGTTCAGTATTGGTTCAATATGATGGAAGAGCTTTTTCTCCTATAGATAGTATAAAAGCTCACTTAATTAATTTTCTTTCTGGTACTGCAGAAACAGTTTATTTACAGTCTGGAGCTGGTGGAGCAACAATAAAATTTGTTGGAGATTTTCCTACTAAAGAGAATATTCAATTACCTACTTGTGTAGTTACTGTTGTATCTGAAACCAATCAATATTATTACGGTGCTATGTTGTTTAATATTCCTACTTCTAGTGGGAGTAGTGGAACAACAGTTTATGGTAAAACGTGTGAATATGTTGTGAGGTTTGATGTTTGGGGACACAATGGGTGGGAAAGAGATGTTGTAGCTGGTCAAGTTGAGAACTGGTTAGAGTGGGGTAATACTCCAGAAAGTAACGCTTTGTATAATGTAGGTATAAGAGATTTAAGAGTTGTTCGTTCCGAAATATTAGGTTTTGACCAGACAGATAGAATCATAAAAGAGGTAGACCATAAAGCTATGGTAAGTGAGGAGTATAGAAGAGCTATATGGACAACTATTGTAGCAGATGTTTATTTTAAACCACCAACTGGAATGAAAGATTACACAACTTGGGTAGAAGATATAGTTCAAAGAACTTATATTTCTTCTGGAACAGAAGCTTCATATGATGTTTTAAATACTTCTGGGAGTATAAGCAATTGAGTAAAAGATTTAAATAATACTCATTCGCAAAGTAATATATGTCATCACATAAACTTGCTGGTATATACATAAATGAAACCACACGAGGGATAGCCCCAACTCCTTCGACTACTACTGGGGCTGTGGCTATTATTGGACACATGCAAAGTGGTTCAAGTGGTTATAATATTACTGAAGCAGAAAAGTGGAGTGCATCAAATGAGGGGGAAGTTTTTGTTTGGAATAATCTTATTGATGCTGTTCAAAAATGTGGATTAGCTATGAGTGGTTCTTGGGATAGTGGAACATTTAGTAATTCTACTTTTGGAACGGGTGCTTATGATAATGAGACTAATCTTATTAGAGCTGTAGAACTAGCTTTTCTTGGTGGAGCATCAAAAGTTTATGCTTGTGTTTTATCTGGAACTGGTACATATGGTACAAGTGCTGATACTGGAACTACCCAAGCTCTTGCTAAACTTCGAGAATTTGATGATATTTACTATGTAGTTATAGCTGGAAAACCACCTATTTCAGCAGTAACCACAGAAATGGAAACTGCTTCAAATGTGAATAATGGAAAAGAAAGAATTTATATTACTGGTGTTAGCTTTCAAGAAGCTTTTAGTGGAACAACTTATGACTTAAGCAATTATTCTTCTGCCAAATCTGATTATGGAAGAACCATAACGTTGATAGGTAATACTATACACAAATTTGGTAATGTAGTTTATGACGCTTCTGACAGTCATTTAGCTACCTTATCTCTTGCTTCTGGAAGTGTAGAAATAGGAGGTAATTGGTTATCTGCTTGGTTAGCTGGAAGAAGAGCGGCTATGCAACCTCATGTTCCTCTAAAATCTTTAGGTTTTACTCCAGTTTGGTCTGGTAGTACTACTAAAGCTGTACTTAAGAAATCTGATATGGAAAGTATGAGCGATGACCATGTTTTGTTTCCACGTAGATGGACAACTGGGTCGGCTATTACTTATATGTTTGATAAGGGATGGACTTTTTCTCCCGTTACTTCAGATTTTCAATATTTAACCACCAGAGAAATAGCTGATACCGCAGCTAAAAGAATAAGAAATACCTTATTACCATTTTTGTTTTCGCAAAATACGGCGATAGGTCGTTCTACTGCCAAATCAAGAGTGGAAAGCACTCTCAGACAAATGGTTTCACAAGGAATGATAAAAGAGTTTGCAGTAAATGTTTATGCATCTACTGAAGATGAAGTAAATAGAATAATGAGATGCGATGCTACAATAGTGCCAGTGTTTGAAATAAATGAGATACAAGTAAATCTTGTAGTCTCTGCAACATTATAGGAGTGATTAAAATGCCAGAATACAAATCTGACCACAGTACTGATATAGTATTAAAAATATCTGGAGAAACACAAGTAGGAGATTTAGCTCTTCCAGCATTTAAAGATTCTTTGGGTGGAGAAACCAATTCTCAAGTTATAGGTAGAATAGATTATATTCGTTGGGAAGATAGAAACGATATGTCTATTTTACATGGATATGGAACAAATATACCTATAGAACAACGACCTTCTAACTTTTTAGGTACTTTTAGAGTTAGAATTAAACACATTAATTATGAATTGTTTAAATATGCTCTTGGAGTTATAGTTAATGAGGCTGATGGAACAACTTCTTTATTTCATGATTCTATAGAAGGTATTGACCCAGCCACATTTTTGTGGAATGAGAATACTTCCGAAGGAAAACATTTTCTACCTTATACTTTTCAGATAGAAGTAATTAATCTAAGAAAGAATAAAAAACATGTTCTTTATGATATTACTTTTTATAGAAGAGCTTTTGATGGTAATCAAGGAGACTTCCAAAACGCTGAATTGGAAGGAAACTTTAGATATGCTAGATACGATATTAATGTGGGAACATAAAATAATAAAATAAAATTATACCAAAACATTCTTTACTTTCTTTTTTTTTATTATAATAGATAACAATGTCTGAAGATGATTATAGTTTTAGTAATATAGTTGTTGGTAATAATCCTTACTCTGTGGTTCATTCTAACGATGTAATAATAAGAATAGATATTCCGAGTTTAACTGTTTATGATTTACCTATTGGAACAGCACAAAAGTTTCGTTCAGAAATAGAAACAGTAGGAGAACCTTATTGGTCTATTGGTGGTCCTCCCAATTATCAATTGGGAACAGTTTATTCTACTTCTATTTTGGCTACTGATTACTTGAGACATAGAACAACAATAAAATGTTCTGTGCAAAAAGCAGTATTAAAAAGTAATTACGGTTTATCCTCATTAGGTATGGCTCTTTTACTTTCTCCTTCTGATTATAGTGATAAATTAGCTAATGCTGGAGAACCTTTTTTATCTCCTAATGATGCAGAGATAAAATTTGATGTAGCTTATTCTGGTAGAAGAATAATTTTTAGTGGTTTAATAGGTATAAAATCAGTCATAGATACCACCCAAGGTAATTTTGCTTTTGAAACAATAGATTTCTGGGCTAAAAGTATGAGAGACAAAAGCATTAAATAATAAAAGTTTAATTATTAATTAATGAGTAACGAGAATAAAGAAAAAAAGTTCAAAGAAAAATTGGATAAATTATCAGAAGAATTGGGTATAGACACACCAAATGAAGACATATGTAAAGCTATAGACATGTTAAGTGAAGAGTTGATTTCTGTTATAACTATTAAATATGAAGAAATAAATAAAGAATTTACTTTTAAAGTTAAACCTATTGATTTATCTACTCAAATAAAGATGGAAACAATACAGTTTCCTACTCAAGCGGAAAAAGATAGGTTTATTGTTCATCAATGTGTAATTGAACCTAAACTAACTCCTTCAGTCATTGATAAAATGCCTAAAGGTATGGTTACCAGTATAGTTGTTTTTGCTAACTCTCTGGCTTTTTTCCACCAGACGAGAGTGCAGTTGTCAAGTTTGCAAGAAGCACTCTCGGAAAATATGTCTGGAAAATTTGTAAAACAATAGGTAAATCACCGAAAGAAGTGTTAAATATGTCTTTGAATGAGATAATGTTTATTGCTCAATTCATTGGTCCACCAGAAAAAGAAAAAGACGAAAACAAAGGATGGTAAATAAGTAATGGCTGATATAAGTGTATCTCTATCTGTTGATGCTGAAATATCTAATCCTCAAGAGTTAGCTTTAGAGATATCTAACATGTTTCCCCAACTAGAAGAAAGAGGGGGTTTATCTATTGATACAAGTATGTTTGAAAGAATGTTATCTGAACACACTTCTGAAATGAGAAGAGAATTATATGAAGTAAAGAAAACTGTTAAAGGAGTTATGCCTTTACTCAAACCTATTTATGGCAGACAGTCTTTAGAACATGTTTTATCTACTCAATTGGGTAGGATAAAGGAGATAATTAGTAAAGACGAAGAATTGGCTGGTCAAAAAATATCTGAACAAGCTGGAGATGTGATAGGTAAAACTGGTATGTCTTCTATTGATTTTGCTAAAACAATAGTTAGAAACGTAGAAGAGATGATAAATAATTTAAATAAGTTAAGTGGAAGAAAAAGATATTCTCAAGAAATAATTATCAAGGATAGTATAAACAGTTTATTAGCTATACTTGAAAGTGAGAATTTAGAAATAGGTAAAGGGAAAATAAAAGATTTGCCTAAAGATGTTTGGTCTCCTTTGATAAAAGCTTTTTATAAGGTCATGGACGAAGCAGATTTTAATAAGATAGTTTATGAAGCTCTTAAAGAAGCTGGTTCTGCAGAAATATTAAAATCTCTTTCTTCTGAAGTTAGTGTAGCCCAATTAGGTGGAATAGGTAGAACAGATATAGGATTTGAATATAAAATAGGTGAAGGTACTGTTGCAAGAGGAGCTGAACTTAAAACTTTTCCAGATTTAGTTTCTAGCAATATTGCTTATGCATCTCAAATACAGAAAGTGGGAGCTAGAACACCCAATGAGATAGAACAAGCAATTAACGAATTAAAAGAGAAGATAACCAAGTCTGGTATGAATATAGATGAAGCAATAAAAGAAACACTTGTTAGTTTATGGGGAGAAAAAGAAATTTTTACTTTACTTTCTTTGGGTGCTTCAGAAGGTGTAAGTGATATTTTATCTACTAAAGGATATATTGATAGATTTATAACTACTGGTGTAGGTTCTGCTGTAGAAAAAATGATTGAAAATATTAGGGGTATGGGAGAAAAAGGTTTTGGT